AAATGGCCGCACCATTTCAGAATTATTCCGGCGGTGTCCTTCTCGCGGACATCGTAAAAAGGAATAATCTCAGCACTTATGTGTCTGAGGCTATTAAAGAGCGCAGCGAGTTCATCAAGAGCGGCGCTGTGGTTCGTAACGCTCTTCTCGATTCTCGGGAAGGCGGTACTCGCATCCAGGTTCCTGAGTTCAACCCGGTTGCTCCTACCGAAACCATCATGGACGGTACGGCAACTTGGAACACCAACGGTTATCTGGTTCCTCAAAAGGTCGGTACCGCAACTCAGATTGCAACCATCTGCCATCGCGGTTTCGCGTATGCCGTGGATGACGTTGCAGTTCTGGCTGCTGGTGAAGACCCGATGCTTCACATCCGCAACCAGCTGGCTGATGCCATCAACAAGCTGAACAGCGCTCGTCTGTATAACCAGCTTGCTGGTCTGTTCGGAACTGCTCTGTCTGGTCACTCCCTGGACAAAGCTGTTGGTGCAACTTCTGGTCAAGCAGAAGCCAACTTCCTGACTGCTGCCAACGTTGCTGAAGCTCGCTCCGTCTTGGGTGAGCGTGGTGACGAACTGGACATTCTGGTTGTTCACCCCTCCGTCGCTTACTACCTGTATCAGGTGGGAATGCTGACCTTCTCTACCTCTGCACTGTCTGCTTCTGGCGCGGTGACCTGGGGTGGCGGTGGTGTTGGCATCGGCGCTCGTGAAGTTGGTGAGTTTGCCGGTATGCGCGTGATCGTTGACTCTCAGGTCAACACCGTGCGTCCTGGTACTTCCACCCACGTCAGCGAGTTCCGTTGCTACCTGATCAAGTCAGGCACCATCCTTGAAGGTGTGCAGCAGGACCTGCGTGTTGAAGCTGACCGCAACATCCTCTCCAAACAGGATGTGATCTCGGTTGACTACCACACTGCTTATCACGTGATGGGCACCAAGTGGAGCAACGCTGCTGACAACCCGACCAACGCACAGCTTGCAACAGCTGGCAACTGGGCGGCTACCTACGACATCGACTTGATCCCAGCGGTCGAGTTGATCGTGAACACCCCGCTCGATACCACCGCTATCCCCTGATCGCGGTAGTTGAAAACGGCCCTACCATTAGGTGGGGCCACCTTCTTTTTGCACTATGGCTGCCACGATTAACGCCACCCTGAAGAGTGCGACAGCCAACAGCTATGTGACGCTGGCGGAAGCGGACGCTTATTTTGAGACCGTTCCAAGCAGCACGCAGTGGGACAACAAGACTGACGACAAGAAGAATCGAGCGCTGATCTCTGCAACGCGCTGGATCGACACACTGAATTTTTATGGTGAGCGTTGCGATAACAGCCAAGCATTGAGCTGGCCTCGCAACGATTATCACGTTGACCGAGTTGAGTTGGTTTGCACGAGCATTCCAAACGATATTAAATACGCTACTTATGAGTTAGCGAACGCACTGGCTAATGACACGGACGCAATTACAGGGACTACCGGCGATAAGGGGTTATACGAAGAAGTCGAACTCGGAGAACTCAAAGTTAAGTACAACACTTCTAGTCAAGCTACGGGAACCGTTAATAACGTTTTTGATGTTTACCCTTGGCTGCAGTCTTATCTTGGCGCTTATTGTCTCGGCGGTAGTGGCAGCTATCAAGTCCGTGTGGTGAGGGGTTGATATGGGACTGATTGATACAACATTCGCCCCAATCCCCAAGTCAATCCTTGATGACTGGGGTCAAGACATCACGTACATCAAAACTACAACACCCCGAACCTATACTCCATCCACTGGAGCTGTCACTGGAGCGGATACGAACGTAACAGTGAAGGGCGTGATTTTGCGTTTAACGCCTTCGGAATCTGAGGGCCTGTATCAATCAACGGACCTCAAGATTATTATCGGCACCGATGAGCTTGGAACGTATTACCCAACGCAAGCTGATCGAGTTCAGTACACGCAGGATGGTGCTACAAGAGAAGCCAAGATCATCAATATAACGAGCTATCGTGGCGACAATCCAGTGATGCACACGCTTTTCGTGAGGCCGCAGTAATGGCAAAAGGCTTTATTGACAAAGGCTTAAAAGGAGTTCGTAAGTTTGACAGAGACTTTGCGTCAGCAACTTTGATTGGAGCGATTAAATCTGCTGAAAAAATAGTTAGTGATTTACAGCAAGAAGGCCCGAGCTGGACGGGACGGTTTTCTAATTCTTGGCAAATTGACGGGCCGCAAGGGCAAAGCATTAAAGGAGATGGCGGAAAAGGCGAAGCTAGACCCATTAAATTTAAAGACGGGCCTTTTACAGGTCCTCAAGCAACTGCGACGCTTTTCAGAACAACTGTTTTGAAGGATAAAACTGTATTTACTATTTCTAACTTTTCAGAACATGCGGCAGAAGCTATTGATGCCGTAGAGCATGACAAAACCTACTACCCGAGAGGTTGGCAAATATCCCCAGAAGGCCCGCAAACCTCACAAGGCACGCAAAACCATAAAACCGTTGGTAGTGGGCGTAAAAGCAGCAGCACTAGAGGGGACATAGGCGGCGGCGATCCAAACAGCATGTCAAGCCGTACAGCCCCCTTGGACTGGTTTTCAACTTTTGCGGAAGGGGGTCGCCTAGACAAAGCAATTAAAATAGAAATGGACAAAGCTTTGGGAAGAGCATTCAGGAAATGAACTACCAAGCAATTCGGGCATCCATCGAAAGTCCATTACTGACGGCCTTTAACAGCTTGTCTCCTGCCGTACCAGTGTTTTTCGACAACATTACTGCTGTTCCCGCAAACACAACCACCGAGTATGTCCGCGTCAATGTCACGTTTGGCCTAACCAACGAACCAACGTTGACTTCCAGTGTCGATAACGCTCGTGGAGCGATTGTAGTTCGTATTTTTTCAGAAAAAGGCCAAGGCCCTGCCCGCAACCAGACCTTAGTCACTACAGCAGTTAATGTTTTGGAAACACTGAACGACACCGCAAAAACTGCTGTCTCCGGGGATGTCTATTTCCGTGTCGGCGAAATAAACGGACCCACCTTTTCAGCCGTTGACACTGCTCCGCATTTTGTGGGGCGTATAGACACCGGCTACGTGGCGACGGTGCTTCCGTAAATACTTTGCGCTAATCTGTTTTTAGCCGGGCGTAGCCCGCAGACTTCTGAATCTCGGTACGCCCTATGGCCACCACTGTTCTGTCCGGCACGTCCGGCGCTCTCTATTACAAGCCTGCTGGAACACGCGGGACCTTTGCTCCTGCTGATGTCAGCACTGCAAACGACACCGTGACGGTGGAAACCTTCCTTAACTTCAAGGTTGGTGATCCCGTCAAGTTTAGTGTTGTCAACCAGCAGGGCGGCACTGCTACGGGCACGCTGCCTACGGGCATCACAGCTGGTACGACGTATTTCGTCATTGCGTACACAGCTAGCACTGGTGTTCTGCAGGTTTCTGCCACTCTTGGCGGCTCCACGATCACCATCACTGCTGCTGGTACGGCGACCACTCCCAACGAGTTCCAGGTTGCTTACGCTGACTACGCTGTAGTTGGCCAAGTTCGCAACTGGACGTTTGACATTGAGCGCAGCGAGATCGATGTAACGACTATCGGTCAAACTCCTGGTCAGTATGTGCCTTTCCGGAGCTACATCGCTGGATTTGGCGATGGTTCGGGTAGCGCTGATGTCTACATGACCAATGAAGACGCAGCAATCTCTAACCGGATGATTCAGGACGTGCTCCAGCGTCAGCAAGGCGGTGCAGCCATCAAGCTTTACATCGACCGTGTGTATAGCGGTGGCTCGCTGAGCGATACGTTGAGCCGCTTCATTGAGTTTGATGCAGTGCTGACTTCTGCCAGCATGAACGTCAACCCTGATGATGCTCAATCTGTAGCTGTGAACTTCCGTCCTGCTGCAACTCCGAGCTTCGACTTCGCTACTACCTGATAAGTGTTGCGATCGTAAAAATGCCCCGGCCAACAGGTCGGGGTTTTTTCTTGTGCTACACTTTTGGTGTTAGTGAGCATATTTATGCCTTCTTCGATTCCAACTCGTGCAATCGATCGTCTGCGTAAAGCTGCGAATTTAGAGCCTGTCAAAAAGGCTGTAACGCTTTCGGACGGCAACGAATTTGAGATGTGGGTTACGCCGTTGACGATGGCTGAGCGTGAACGCGCTCAAAAGCAGGCTAAGTCTGATGATGCGACTGCTTTTGCTCTTCAGCTGTTGATCGCGAAAGCAATGGATGAAAGCGGTATCAAGCTGTTTTCTCCTGGCGAAATTGATGTGCTGAAGAACGAGGTAAAGGACGCTGACCTTCAGGCGTTGATGCTGGCGATTCTGTCTGAAGACGACGAGCCCATCGACCCAAAATCCTAAGCGCGGAGATTCGGAAGGATAACTGGCTCATGCTGCAATTTGGCGTTGCCAAGGAGCTAGGTATGAGCTTGTCCGAAGTCCGCATGAGGATGACAGCAGAGGAGCTTATCGGCTGGAGCGCCTATTTCCAGATCTTGAACGAGGACACGGATAGTGAAATAGAAAAGGCCAAGCGCAGACGCTAAACTAAAAACTGAACTGCTGTAGCTGGATCGTGGCTTATCAGAGCGAGATCGAGCTGCGCGTAAAGGTTGCCGATAAAGAGTTACGAGAGCTAGAAAGGCGCACTGAGCAACTCGTAAACCGGTTTGCGTCAGGCGTTAATCCGTTTGGAGCTTCTGGCGGAAGAAAATTAACAGCTGATCAAAGGCGCGAAGAAGCCAACGTTCAAAGGCAGCGATTAAATTTTATCAAGGACGCAGTAGAGGCCGAAGATCGTCTTAGAAACACGAAAGCCCAAAAAACGCTAAAAACAAATTTAAGGCGCATACGCTTTTTGCGGGATCAACGCATTAAAGCTGATCGTGAGGTAGTAAGAAGCAGGGAAAGCATGGCACTTGGTGCAGGCTTCCCGCTGCTTATGGGCGGAGGACCTGCTCAGGTCACTGGAGCGTTAATTGGATCGCAGGTTGGGCCAGGATTTGGCGGTCAGATTCTTGGTGCAGCGATTGCTCAACAGTTGCAAGACGCTGTTGCGCGTGTGGCTGACCTTCAGGCAGCCATAAACGAGTTGAATATGGATAAAGTGCGGGATAGCGTCCTGCTCGTTAATCAAGAACTATCGAATCAAGTTGCGTTACTGAAAGAGTCTGGGCAAAAGACGCAAGCTCAAGCCGTATTGGCGCAAGCAGTTTACGAGCAGTTTGGTTTAGGTGCTGAAGCATCGTCGCTAATCAAAGAGCGTGCAGATGCGATCAAAAATGCGTGGGACAGAGTTGTTGGAACGGTTTCAGCGCTACTTGCGCTATTGGCGCAACCGTTTATTGCTCTACTCGTTCCAATACTTAATACCGTACAGCTTATTGTAAAGGGCTGGACTGAGATTTTTAACTTAATCGCAAAAGTCACCAACCTTCCTGGTCTAGACAAGTTTCTTGGCCTTCAAGGCACTGATGAAGCAGCTGGGGCACGTGGGGCAGAGATGCAAGCCAGGGCTCGTGCGATAGAAAAAGAGACGGAGTTGCTGCAAGAAGCTCTTAAACTTGAAAAGCAACGCAGGACAGGCAGCAGCTTTGATGACAAGCTTGCGAATGTGAAAATTGATGCTCAATTAAAGTTAAATGAGCTGCAGGCAAAATATAGAGATGATTTGCGGCAGACTGAAGGTGAAGAGCGTAAAGCGCTTAGGGAAAAGCTAGAGATTGAAGAGCAAATTTTAAAGACGAAGTATGGCCAACAAGTGGCACGAATGAAAGCGGAAGAAGCCGAGAATCGAGCTACAGCGCAAATAAAAGCTCGGTCTATGCTTGAAAACGCAAGCATTCAGCTTGCCGAAAAGAAAATGAACATAGAGAAGTCTATTGCTTCTGCAATGGCTTCAGCCTTTTTGGCTGTTAATAGCCTAGAAATGCAGCGGGCTAGAAACAACAACGATACGGCAAAGCAGCTGCAACTTCAAATTCAACGCGCTGACATAATTTACAAACAAACTGTTCTGCAAGTTAAGCAAGAGCAAAAGAAAGCAAAACTTGCTGTACTTGCTGCCAAAGTTAAATTAAAAGAACTTGAAGCCAATGTTGCGTTAAAGAAGGCCAAAGGCGAGGCTAACGCAGAAGACTTTGCAGCGATTGAACTTCAAAAACAGGCACTTGATCTTACGCTAGAAGGCGTAAAGGCTTCTAAACTAATTGCTCGATTTACGCTGCAAGGAGCTGCAGCTATTCGTCAAGCATCGGTTGAACAGGCCAAATTCAATGCAACACAAAGAGCAGGCGCAGCAGGTGCAGCAGGTACTACAGGCAGTGCAGGTCGTGTTGGAGCGGGCAGAGGTGTAAGTATTGTCGGTTCTGGCCCACAAGCTGGGCTTGCTCAGGCTTTAGCGCAGCGTGGAGTTACAGGGACTTTTAGTGTCGGGCAAGCTCAAGCAAGACTCAGCGCCATTCGGGAAAAGCAGAAGCAACAGTATCTGGCTTCACAGAGTGGACGTTTGGTAACCGGAATTGACCTGGCTCGCCAAGGGTTTGCGGAAGGCGGCTACGTCACCCGCCCCACTAACGCTGTAATTGGCGAAGCTGGCGAATCTGAGTATGTGATTCCTGCCAGCAAGATGAATCGTGCAATGCAGCGTTATTCAGCTGGAGTCCGAGGCGAAGCTGTGACTGCTGGAGCGGTTGGCGCTGGAAGCACAACTAATGCGAACTACAGCAGCCAGCAGAACATGTACTACGGCGGTGGTGGGGCGTCGGTGAACATTACGACGGGGCCTGTGATTCGCATGGACAACCGCGATTACGTCACGATGGCTGACATGCAGCGCGGTATGGCAGCGGCAGCCAACGCAGGCCAGGCAAATATAATGAGGCAAATGCAGCGAAGCTACACCGCTCGCCGGAGTATGGGTCTGTGAGCACCACTGCGTATTACCAATCTGTCTCAATCGCAGCACTGTCGCTGTCGAAACAAAACTATGACGCTACGGCATCGGATTTCCTGCCCTTTGAGGTTACCAATTATGCCGACAATGCAGGCAGCGATGCCAACGAGCTTACAATCACTTTCCCGCTTGGCACATTACAGCAGACAGACGTTGAAAATTTAATCACAAAGGGATCCGCTGTTGTCGTCAGTGGAACTAACGGCACACAGACATTTTGGACGTTTACAGGTCGCGTTACTGATGCCGAGTTCAATTTAATAGCTGTAGCACTAACGGTTGGCTCACCATTGCGCCCAATCAGTAGCGGCGTGCAATTACCGGGAGTTGTGCCATTCCGGGTTTTGACGACCGCAAACGCAGGTAAGCTACCTCTAACAGGGCGAAGCTGATGGCTAATCAATTCGGAGGTGGCCGTAGAATTACTGGTTACAAAACTTTCACAAGCGCGACTCAAGCGTATTGGGCAGGGGCGATTACATTTGATGCTTTGCAAGCCATTTATCCTCGGCATCGAGGTCTTCCTCACACTGCTCCGATTTATGAATCTGTTGCAAAAGAAAAAGACCAAAAAAAGATTTCTCCGCAAAGGCGTCGCGGGATTGCAACTTATGCGTTAAATGCTGGCCAAGGTATTGCAAGTCTTGGCGACAGCATCCCGATTCTATTCGGCAAACGTACCAATACATCTGGCGGCTTGGTGGCAGTACCAGATGCGGTTTATATGCGTAT